TTGTTTTATGCCGCGCTCATCAAAATAACTTTGATAAATTTCATGATTATTTCTTAAAACGCGTCGATTTGAATACCTAGAAATTGTTGACACTTGTATAACTCCTTATTATAACTAATGATCCCGCAGGATGGCTTCCGTCGCGTATGTTCCATCGGGGTTCGGGCGTGTCTCGATCCTCTTAACCTCTGCACCCCCGGCTTCTGCCTCGAATACATCTCGGAGGAACGCCTGCTGCTCGGGGCTCTCTATATCTACGCCTCCGCTCAATCTTCCCTGATGGTAGCCTTCCCCAAACTCTGCCGTTGCCGCAGGGTTAAGGCCATAAAGTACTTGAGTTGCAGCAGTTTCACCTGTCCCAGACGTGGTAATAGACTTCGTAACAGCCCCCGTGTATGAACTCCCCACCACACTCTCCGTGTCGGTAGCTTCTACCACCTCTGTAGCTTCCGCCGTTAGAGTGCGCGCAGTTGATGCTTCATCCACCACCTCTCCGGGGACGGCACGGGGACCACCTCTCCCGCTGCCGCCCAAAGTTCCGCCTCCCTTGATACTCGTAATGGTAACTCCTTTTGTCACTATCGCTGGGAAGTGATTGTGGAGAACCGTGAATGTGGAGTTAATAGCCACTCGATCGGGCAACGTATTACCACGGCGATGCTTAACAGCCTTCCCTTCAAACAATTGAACATCAAACTTATCAAAGACTCCATACACATTCTTTAGTTGGAGGTACGGTGTCATCTGAAATTCTGATGCTTTTTGTCCATCTCCTCCAAAGTTGGCAGTGCCAAAAGACAGGTGGAATAAAGGTGGCTCCTTGATAATCTTTCTCCCGCCATAATCAGCATATGAAGCATACAACATCTGTTGAAGGCTGCGAAGGGCAGAGAGTAAAAAAGGACTGCGGTGGGTTTGAGCCACCCAGTTCATGGTTATCTTCCGCGCTGTGTTGGTGTAAGTAATTATAGGGTCAGGACGGGCATATACGTTACGAGTACTATATTCTGCTTGAACGCTATCCACAAAGTCCTGCATTGTGGAAATATTCAATATAAGGGTAACCCCAATATTTCTCACCGCTCGTATCTTTAATGCAGGCTCTCTCATTCTTATCTTTTCCTATGATGTTGTTATCTTTAATTCTTTACCAAGTGCGCGCTTCATGTCTTTTGCAGTACCCCGCGCAAACTGGCGACGACCTTCTGAGTCCATATATAATTTTATCTCTCTTTCTCCACCTGTAGCGGCGGCGGCTTGTTGTGTGGCTGCTGTGGATGCCATAACCGACTTATTGAGGGTAGCAATAGCGCTCAAAAGATCGGCTGACGCCGCCACATTAGCAGAGTCAGAATCTGCGGCTGCTTCAATTACCCCCTTTACAGACCCCAACACACGTTCCGCTACTTCAGCCTTTGCCGGCTCGATGTTGGTGGTAGTGTCAATCACCTGTCCCAAAGCCTCCATCCCTCCAGTAAGAGTGGGTGTAATATTCATCTGGAGGTCCCCCAAGAATGAAGCCATAGCCATCATCCCCATTAATGCAAAAGGATTACCAAGCATTGATAAAGCCCCAGCGAGCACCATCACCGCCGCTCCCAACGCATAGAACTCCAGGATAGGAAAATCTAACTTTATAAGCTCTGTTAGGGAGTCCAGCATCGCAGATATTCCATAAAACACCAGACCGATGGCGGCTCCTAATGCGCCCAGCGCCAGAGCCGCAAAAATACCCATCGGGCCCATTGCGCTTAAGGCCTTTCCTATCGCGAAAAAACCCAAAGCTACAATAAATAATAGCATGTAAAATGGCGGCGATGCTCTGGCAGTAATCACGCTATATATTCCTGACAAAACCAGAACAAGAAGCCCAAGCTTCCCTGCGGCTGCGGCGCCGGTCACTTTCATGTAAAGAAGGGCAGAGGCAAACGCAAACACATAAGGTGTGGCCTTGCCCATAGCATCCGCAAGCCAGACCAAGGGTTGAATCATCCCATGTAAGAAATCAATAATAGGAGAAACCGCCAGCGCCAACTGATACATTACAGCTTGAAACTTCTTCATGATCGGAACTGCCTGTTCGGCCATCTTTGCCAAATCTTCTTCACTCACAGCAGCCGCATCAGCCTTGCTTGCCAGTTCATCATAAGTAGCCAAATTTTGACTAAAGAACTTTCCAGCCTCAGCCATACTACTAAATCCGGCTGCGGATGCATAAGCCTGTCTCTCTAGTTTGTTCATTGCAGCCCATGACTTCCCAGACATCGTTAAACTACGCCGCAATGTTTCGAGTCTTTTCTCCTCACTCATATGAACCATCTGCAAACTATTTAAATACGGGCCGCCAAGCAGCGCATTTAATCTTGAAACAGTGCTTGCCGCATCTTGAAAGGTGTCAAACCGGCTGGCGACATCTAAGAGTTTCGATGTCTCCATTCCTGCGCTTTTAGCCATTGCCGCCAATTTAGTGAATACTTCAATCGCCCTGTCGCCATACATGGCAAGACGATCCATCGCCCCTACAAACTCTTCTTGCATTTGGCCCAAAGGTATTTCAAGGGCCTTGGCAGCACCCACAAGGTGCAACATAGAATTTTGTGCCTGTTCGGCCCCCATGCCCAATGTTGAAAACATCTCATTAAAAGCTTTTGAGGAGGTTACACTATCAACGCCAAGAGCATCAAGTTGAACCGTTAAGTCTGCAAAGTCCTGCTGCACTTCGGGGGCCAGCCTAGAAAATTGCTTAAATTGAGTAAAAAGGTCTCCTGTTGCCTTCGCCGATTCCTGTATTGTAGTTCCATATTCTATATTGCTAACCCGTGTGTCGTTGATGATATTATTATACTGCGCTCCCGCAGCCGTTGCTTTTTGGAACCCTGCTTGTGCCTCGTCCTGAGCCGCAACCATCTCTATAGTGGCTTGCAATTGCATTTTCATTACCTTTGCGGCCAGATTTGCCCCACTAACAAGCTTGCCAAACGTTGCTCCCATTTCGGATATACTCTTCTTGAGGCCCTCATCCTTTAACTTAGCAAACAGTGAGTCATCGTAAGCCCTAGAACTAAGCCCTATTTTACCTAGAACATTATCCATGCCTTCGCGAAGTGCAGTAAGGCCTTCAATCGTATCTTCATTGTTTTCCAGTCCTGCTTGCTCAATCTTGCGCTGGTCCCGTAGTGTCCCCAGTTCTTCCTCTAGAAGAGGGCCAATTCTGGCCCTAACGCCACTCAACTCGTCTGCGCGAGCCACCGCCGCATCAAGACGGGCTAACTCCTCAGTATCAAGGGTTCCTGCCTCCCTTCTTCTCTCGTTTAGCCTAGAAATAATAGCCTGCTGCTCGTTTAACTGCGACGCGATCTGCCTTCTCAAAGCCTCTCTAGAGTATATCTCATTGTCCAGTTCTCTTACTTTCTGCTGCTGAACATGTAGGTTCTCAGTTGCCTCTCCAACCTGGGCGGTTTCAAGATCTTTGATCTTTTCATAAGACTGGCGCTGTGCATCAGTTAGCTTGTTTATATCAAAAGTCTTGTTTTGGACTTCTGTCAAGATAGCAGTCACATTTCGTAATTGTTCTACAACCTTCTCATATTCAGCACCGGCAGCACCAGAGGGCAGCACAGGGGCTGTAGGGGCGGCTGGCGTGCCTCCGGGGCCACCGCCCCGTGTCCCTCCTCCTCTTAAAGCAGCCTCAAAGGCGCTTACTAATCCGGGAATGTCTGCTGGGTCAATTGCCATTTATAAAAAATCCTACTTAAAAGGCCACTTTAGGCCAGTTTCTCTTTCAAAGTTCTTTGCAGAAGTGGCAAGTTTCGCTTTATTTCTAAACGTGTTAGGGTTATCCCACCCGTAGGTGTTCGCCATCGATAAATAATCTCGTTCTTTACGTAACGAGTCAACAAACGCTTTTACGTGGCTCGGTGGACCTTTTACAATGGTGTTTATGGGGGCCCCTGCAAACATTTGAGATAAAATATATTTAATATTTGCCCCCAACATCTCATAAGCCGCTCCCTCCTGTACACTCTGCAAATCTATAACACGTTCTTCTTTCATGGCAAAACCCTCTCTTGTAAATAGTTATACAAAACAAAACCAGGACCGTAGTCCTGGCTCTATTTATCACTTGGATTTCTTATTTGCCTTTTCAACCTGCTCGTTTTCTTTTTCGATTTGTTTAGCAAGCCTTTCCATAAACCAATTACGAAGCCCCACCGGCAAGTTATAGGTTTCCGTAAGACTCCATCCACCGTGATACTTGAGCAGGAAAAACTGCTCAAATACTTGTTTCATGTAATCATTGTCTAGGCCAAAAAAATTCAGGGGTAAACGGTACCTCCATGAATGTGGTCTGTCCACATTCGACACAATCAAATTCTTGTGACAAGTCCAAATTAGGAGATAGTTTTTGATAGATAGACCTTAAATATCGGGAGTCCCCGGCAGGGATGCTCTCTAGGAACCTTTTTAGATCAAACTTGGTGGTAACGCCATTGATGGAAACCACAAATTGCAACATTTGATCTACGAGACCCACTTCTGCGTTAGGTAATCTTTTCTTCTTCCGCATCTCAGTCGCCTTAATTAGCTGCGCTTCGTCCTTCCCAGTGAGCAAGCGAACCTCTACAACAGCCTTAGTACGAGGCAGATAGATAATGAACTTTCCATCCTCTGCGGCCTTAAAACCTTCAGCCTCAGGAACCTCAAAGTCATCTGGATGTGAAAGCTGATGTTCCAATAGGTTAAAGGTGAACTCTGAGGGGACCGCGCACGCGGGGCACGTCACTTTTGTTGCATATTCTGGCCCATACGCAAAAATCCTGGAGTACACCAGTACAGCGTTTTTATCCCCCACCAGCAAAGAATCCACATTAATTCTTTTGTCTATGATAACGTTTTTTATCACCCGATCAATAGCGACACCTTTCTTTAGGAGAGTACGAGACGTTAGAATCTCCTCCTCTTTAGCGGTCATGTGTCGAATTTCAATTGTCTTTTCGTTGTGCAAAGGATGATCTTCTGCGTAAAAACCCCCTCTGGATGGCAGATCAATCAATTCCGTGGGGATGACAAAGTTCAGGCCCCCTTGTTGTGGGGGTGCGGCGCTCTCTTGCAGCACTTGAGGAGGGGGATCTTGATTCATTAAGTGTTTTGCCCGCTCTTCATTATTTCTAATTGACATACATACCTCTTGTTAAATAAATTTTGGTTTCCCTAAAAGCTTACTATCCCCGTAGCCGGTCACATAAGTGGTGCCAGGGAATGGCAACGGGGAAAGTTGTGGTTTGGTTGGCTCTCCTGTTATCTCTCCTGTCTTTGAGAACATTGTAGACTTATTATCTTTATTCATTTTAATGTAGCTAGGAACAAATGTTAAGCTTACTTCTATAATTTCTGTCCCTTCGTAAGTATTCTCCCCAAAAGAAATATTAGTGGGCATAGGATCATAATATATTATTTCTTCTGCGATGTCGTAGGAGGCCCCCCCTATCGCACCAAGAATTCCACCGAACAACGACGATATACCCCCTTTCCCCTCCAGCATGTGAACTCGTATAAAGGGCATGTTAACCGCAATACTTTGCCAATATGGAGAAAAATCCACCCTCTTCATAGCTCCAGCCGGATCGAACACTCCCTGATAGCCACTCTTCCGTAACAAGGAGTAAAAGAAAAAAGAAACATCATCTTTACCACCTGCCGCATCCGCGAATACAATAGTATGTTCGCCCAAGGGCTCTGCTACAAGCTGTAGATTCTTCCCCGGCATTTGTCGTCTATCGCCCCGACGAACAACATCAATCGTTGTTTGAAACTTCGGTCGGTCTACCCTCTTTACCAGATAAGGTTTAAGGGAGTTCTGCCCTGCGATAAGCGCAATAAATCGGAATTGCTGTTTCGGTTCTGAAATATCGGCAGTCGCGAAATCAACTCCATAGTCACTCCAAAAAGCCATTTGTGCGCCTCACCACTAAAAGCCGCCCATATTCATAGCAGGACCGGTACCAAAACCATCTTCTCGGCCAGGCACGCCTGGTGAATGGGGCGAATTAGCAGTATTAAGTTTTGCGTAATCATACCGAAGAGTAAGGGCTAGTTCGACCAAATCATCTGACTCATAATCGAGATCTCCAAGGTCTACATCCTTAATCCAAGCGTTATATAACACCCACTCTTCCACTACACGCCCTGGGGTTCCGGAGGTTCCCTCGATGAGCGATTCCCCTTCACCGCCAAGCTCGAAAGCGTCGCCAATCTGCTGAATAACAACTCTGCCTAAGGACGTAACAGCCGCCGACCGTGAAATAGTATTATAGTTAGTTTCAGACTCTGGCGGCGCATAACCGCTTTCAACCAATTTGTTGTAGATAGTCTGCATCGTATCTGTCCCAGCCCCTGCTGGATCCACCAGTGTGAGACTGACATCCTTCCACGTAACGCGCCCCGGATAGTAGAACTGGTGAATAAGGTAATTATGCTTCGTCTCCGAAACTTCCCAACCAGGCTTACTTACCTTTTTGGCAATCCAAGGCGGCATGCCACCCAACTGCACAAGCCATCTATACTTTCTTTTTGGATCCGGGGTTCCGAAACTTGCATCTGACCAAAATGGCATTATCTTATTCTCCTATACTGTATAATAAATAGTGAGGGGAAATATTTCCCCTCATTTTTTCTAGTCCTCAAACGATGCTCCGCTTCTCGATATGTTAAAGTCAATGGCAATAAACTCAATCGACTTCGCAGGCTTCAAGTAAATCTGGGCATACATGATGTTCCTATCCACTAGCTCAGGGGTAGTGGTAGTTCTATCTAAAGCAATCTTGTAATCTTCAAGCCCGTACCTTAACTGAACCGACCTTAAGAAGGGTTCAACCATCCCACTAAACCTGTTCCAAGTAACATCAATGTTCTGGTCAAAAAGCACGGTAGTGGCCATTCTCGAAATGGTTTTCTTGAGTAAGATAAGAAGACGACGAACACTAATACGATCAAGAGCCGAGGGCGTTGCTTGAAGCGTCTTCTGTCCGAACACCACGATCCCCTCTGCTGGGAAGCTCGCAATGGGATTAATGTTAACCTCATAAAGGTCATCTCTTTCCGTGCTGCTAAGCTTCTGCGTAATGGCCGTTACGGGAATACCCGCAGCGCCTGCGCTTAAGCCCCCTCGATTAAAGCCCGCAGGTGCAAACCACACCTCACTGCGTGCTTGAGAGTTAGACATTGTGCCCAGTCCCACGACGGAAGGGGGCACCCACACATACTGATTGTTAATCTTATCAAATATCTGTACCCAAGGATAATACGCACACCCGTAGCTACTATCTAAGTTACGAGCTTTGATGTTGCTCACAGCGGCGTCTACATACCCCACTCGGTCAGAGAACGGTAAGGTGTTCTCACTAGCCGCTGCATAATCACCAGTGAGATCAATAACTGCTAAAGCATCCGCTCGGCTTTCTGCCGTCTCTATTGCATGAAGCGTTAAAGCCTCGTTAGTGATACCGGGAACATTTAAGACATTAAAGTCCACAATTTCGGCATCCCTCACAATATCAATGGCTTGCTTAACAGTGTTATACGAATAGCTGGTTACTTCAGTCGTGGTTGCATCCCACTGCGAGTTTCTAAGCGGATCCTTTTCCGTAATGTCAAAACCATCACTTCCGCCTACCAGAGGTAACGTAAAGCGATCAGCACCCGCCAACAACGTAGCCCGATAGCCATATTTGGTCGTAGATGAGCCAGGCTTCGTGTAGCCAGCAGCATCGGCACTAATGGAAGTGTCGGCCTGCCTAGAACCAGACTCATAGAAAAGCCTTCTATCGGTACTTCCAGCAGTCGGGTCAGTTGCGCGAATATCATCCAGCGTGAAGATAACAGGAATTTCCAAGAAGTTTGTATCTATCGAAGCCGGTGCCGCAAACGTCTCAGTATAGAACCCACGGTCGGGAAGAATTTCCAGAACATCTACAACATCCTTGTTGAATGTAACGTCCCCAAGTGCGCGGTAAGAAGAGAAGCCCCAATATGCTTTAGAGTTCAAGGGGAGACCTTCATCAGAGGACGATAATCTTAAGGGAATCTTGGGGAATCTAAAGGACGCTGTTACTTTAGCGTCACCAGACCAAGCCCAGTATCGCCCGAGTCCTGTGTCGGGTGACGGGTCCTTCGGTATACCATAGGAGGTTTCATGACCCATCGCGCCGGAATATGGAGTTAGCGAACCAGGAGGAGTGTAACCATCCGAGCCAAAGGCAAGAGGAGCATCCGCCCCTGACATAACCGTAAACCCTTTGAACGTAGACGGCCCAAAGAAACCAAATGGTACCACATCAGGCGCCCCCTCGGCGTCCACATTTAGATCCATCTCCATGCGAATATATTTGGATTGATTAGCATATTGACCATACTCTTTTATTCTTCTTTCGACCGCATCAAAGTCATAGTACTTATCGCCAATCTTACGAGCAATATAGCTCGGACTAGACGGGTTCAAGTTGCAGTTGGAGAACTGCTCCATTATTAGAAGTCGGGCGTCGTTGTCGCTCATCTTGCGCACAACGACTGTAAAGGTACTATATTTCGAAGTAGTACTGTTCAGCGGCGCCCGAATGTCTTGAATAGAAATCTTAACATTACGCTGGTCCCAGGTCCCGGCCTTCAAACTGTGGAACTTAAACAACTTCTTAGCATTATAAGCATCAAACGACGTATCCAGGCCACTATCATTGGCAAAAAGCCACCCCGATTGGGCCGCCTTAGCGGGAATTTGTCTGTCCTGCCATTGAACGCTGCTGTCTGTGCTGGCCGATGCCTCCAGAGGCAAGATCATGCCCATAGTAGCCCCTTGCGTGGTCGAACCATTGCCAAGTAAGTCCAATACATTACGTGTATAAGTTTCACCAAGGAAGTAAGGCTTTGTAGTATTAGAGATAGTGCCGTTTAATAAAGTCGGATTTGTATTACACACATTTCTAATATAATCGGGGGAATCCACATTAAAGTTAACTCTAATCTTTTCGCTCGTTGCAACTGAAGACGTTACCACTATATCAAAAGCATGATAATCGCTTACCGACTGAATGAAAGTCCGAGCGGCGGCTGTTACCGGCGCGGGGGAGCTAGCATTCATGGTTGACCCGGTTAAAAGTACAGTCGAGCCTGAATCGGCATAGAAAACTGCCGCTAACGTTCCCGTTAAGTCGCTCCACGTTCCATCAACCCCTCCGGACATATCAAGTACGGTTATCCCACTGATAGCGTCTGCAATAGCCCGGTTTCCATTTACACCCACCGTATCTTGGACAATTTCTAGGTATCCATCCGATGCGGGGAATTCGAGCGCGGTATATCCCACACCAGAACCCGAACCTGCGGTTGCATCATTAATAGTAGCAATAATTTGCGCTGCCATTTCATCATCGGAACTAATGCCATTAGTTCCGACGATGTTGGAGGTTGTGGTGGAAACTGCTGTGTCAATTGTGAAGACGCAAATTGCTCCATCTGTAGCGGTTAAGGAGAAAGTTTGCCCATTATTAACATCAGCATAATTCCCAACGGTCATACTACCAGCAGCATGAACGGGGTTAGTCCCAGACTGGATTAGGAACAGGCCAAAAGCACCCCCGCAGTCAGCCAAGGTGTTGTCTGGATCCTGCGTCGTCTTCCATCCAGCGTACCCAGTCGAACTCGCGTCCACAGACTCTTCACCAAGAAGTCTTACTACTGTTATTGGAGAGCTATTGGCCAAATACGCTTGCACCGCGTAAGGACAATATAAAGGACTGGTTTCGCCTGGGTTTCTCCAAACATCTGAGGTCTGTCCTCCCCCTACCGGGGGGCCAAAAACATTAATAAATTCTTCAAGAGAATTAACTTTAACAGGGCGCATCGCGGGTCCCCGAAGGGTTCTGCCAATAACCAAAGGCCCGATTTGAGCAGGCGCCTCCGGGAGGGCCGAATTATCTATTTCATTAACAAAAATGCCTGGGCTTACGAACTTAAATGATTTCACTGACATAAAAATGTACTCCTAATAACGATGGTGCTATAAATAAGTAGTTAAAACCACTTTCAAAACAACACCTAGCTGCGGTATTTTTCCGGGGCATTTAAATGATCAGGTATATCGCCGAAAATTGCTCTTTCTCTTCCAATCGTAATATCAACCATATTTTCTCTACGAACAATCTTTGGGCGCTCCTGGTTTTTGTCTGCCCCGATAATATGCCCTAAAACCTTTATATTGATATCCGTTTGATACATTCTCTCCTCTTCCCCCAGAGCGTTAGCATTGTTATTGCTTTGAAAATTCCCATCTACAAATGCTTCATACTTGTGTCCATTGCGTAGTAGCGTAAAGTAATTTATACCATACCCCAAGTTAACAAAAGGAGCCATCATATCGTTCATCTGTTGCTGGTACTCTGCCTGTAATCGAATGGTATACGAAACGTCCACGTAGATAGGAAGAGGAATTGTTATAGTTTCGTATATTACCTGTGGATTGTTGAACTTATAATTAAGCTGTCCAAACCTTCGTTTAGATGCGGCGCGTGCAAAGTTAGCTGTTTTATCTTGATTGATGCGGCGAGCAATTGTTACCGAACCCCCCTTCACATCATTTACCGGAAAAGCATTTCCAAACACTCCCCCCTTCCTACTTAACGACTTTTCAAAACTATTTCTCTCTACGGAAATCACGGGCAGGATAAACTGGTCGTCGGAATCCCTAAGGGTTCTATTGTTTTTGACTTGAAAAGAGCGCTCAGCCGATACCCAAATCACAGGAACCGAATTGAACCCCGTGTTCGACGTCGCTTGAATTTCAAGATTTTTGATTCTATCAAACAATGCACCATCAATATCTTCTAGCGTAGATGGAAGAAAGTAGTCCTCTCTTATCCGATCAGCATCTTTAACACCAGTATAGCCATAGTTCTTTTTAGTTTTATAGCCCATCAAATAACCCCTGTCTTGCCTTGATGCACGTTGCCGTCACCTCAAACCTTGCATTTATTTGTCCAAAGAGTCCATCTTGGTCTTCCAGCTTTACTATTTCAAACAAGATTTGTCCATAAGAGACAAAATCCCCCACTCGAACGTCTGTGTTTTGATCTTCTTCCAGCCGCCGTTTGTGAAAGTGAACGTTAATACTGGCCTTCCTATCTACGCCGTAAGGTTGAGAATCTGTTTCATACGAGTTCCAATCTATTAAAGCAAAGACTCTGATGGGAGGTAAAAATGTTTTTATAATGGCCTCCCCATAGACTGGGTGGTAGTCGGTGTCTTTAAAACTAATAGGATAGTAGAGAATCTGTTGCCCAATAACCCTCTCTATAAGCTCATCATTGACTTGCTTAACAAGATTGCGCTCTTTTTGTCCCAAGAAGAGCGGTGGTGGTGGTGCATCTGCTCTAGTCCATTTATTCTCAAAATTTGGCATTCATTTATTACCCCGTATACACAAAATAAGGAACAGTCTGAAAGCTTTTTTGCGTCGCTTCAGTCACATCCGCGCTCTGTTGGACAAGCTTCAAATACGTCAATTCCTCCAAAGTCTCCTTCAATTCTGTCCGAAGCCTGTCTTGCTCCTCTTTTGCTTGACTTAACAAGTCACTTGCATTCAAGTTAACAGAACTACCCGGTATGGGAATAGTAGCAAACTTCCCCCTCACCTGTCCCAGTATCTCTTTTGTCAGGGCTAAGGCAAAACGCCTGATCCATTGTTTACCCATCGAATTAATCTTTTTAAACTCTAAGTTGTTGAAGGGAAGGCTGTTTAAATTGTTAACTCCTTCAACGTAAGCATCATCTATCGACTCCCCGTCCGTGCCCCATGAATCTTGGCGCACACTAAACTGAATCCAGATATTCGACGGGTAAGAGGTGGTGGGGATGGGCCATATTCTCAATCTATTATTTTTTATTTCGTAAGAATAGTGAGAATTTCTTGTCCAAATTGCATCTTCCCAGGCCATAGCCTGTGCCTTGTTCTGCCACACGGGGACAATCTCAAACGTACTATCATCGGAATACATGCCATATGTGGACAAGTTTCCCACTGCGTTGAGGCCCCCGTAATATCCGTAAAACCTCCACATCGCGTGGGGCGTTTTATAAAAAACCTTGCGAATGAAGATGCGGTTGCCCTTTACCTTATCAAAGTATAGTTTTGTAGTTTCCTGAGCCGCCGAGGACGAAATTATATTTTGTAAGTCATAGTCTTGCTGGCTGGCTGTGACCGCAATAGAGGCAGAATAGATGCGTTGAGTGCCCCCCAAATCGACATCTGTCGCCACTGTGTCTGCCACTTGTCGTGCATAGCCAAACTCAAAACGTGGATATCGTAAGCCCAAAGTGGTAGGCACAGCAGTGCCAGACACTTGACCGCGCTGGTCGAAAGAACCCGTAGCATTGCCAAGGGCGCCCCCCAACGCATTTTTAGCTTGATGTAGGTTTATAATGTAAGAGTACTCCAACACAGCCTCTTCATATGCAGCAAAGATATTCTTTTCCGTAAGCTCAATATCTAAAACGTCGCCGCCTAATTTTCGATAAGTATAGTTTACCTGTTCCACGGCCCCCGTGACAAACATCACATCGTAAAGATCGTTTGTAGCCTTATCCTGTCTAGTACTACGAACATATACCCCAAGCGGATAGTTGGCCACCACCGCAGCATTCGTCACAGATCCTGTCTGTGGTAGCACTACAGGGCTACTATTCTGTTTGGGCGTTAGTTGGGGGACGGCCATAAGTATACTTCTCCTATTATAATAAGTAGTTTAGGGGCAAAAAGAAAAACCCTGGCTGCCTAAACAACCAGGGTTTTGTTTTTAAACTTACAGCAGACTAAGATTAGCCAAGCAAGTCATAGACAACGACAGTACCATACATATCAGGTCGAACCATCTTCTTGGCATACCGAGTCATCACACCCTTTCGTGGCGTGAAGTCCTCAGTACCGAAAATGGTCGGGGTGACCTGTAACGGCACATATGGAGCATAAACGTACCCAGACTCCAGGAAGCTGCCTCCCTTACGACCAACGAGAACAAGATTTCTCGGGAAATAAGGATCGACATAGACATCCCACTTCTTGGAAAGAGCACCAACCTTGACAGCACCAACGGTACCACGATCAGCGTCACCAGTGACACTAGCGCGGAAACCAGCAGTAAACTCAAGAATGTTGGCAACCTCAGGAGACGTAACAACAAAGTTTGCACCGCCGCGAAGCGTCTTACGATGAATGTTAGCACTCACGTCGTTAATGGTCTCAATGAGCGTCTCATACCACTCAGACACATTACCAGTGAAGTCAGGGGGAGTGGTCGTAGAACCAATCTCGCCGCCTCCTCTCTTGGCAAGGAACTTCCCAGGAGAACGCGACCAGAAGTACCGGCCAGCCGTAGCACCTTCAACAAGGTCGTTGAGGATCTCACGATCGATTTCGAGAGCGATCTGCTCCGAAAGGATCTGCGTAAGCTCAACCTCAGCGTCGAGGTTGTGATACGCATTGAGATCTTGACCGAGTTCGGGAGTCCACTTAGCCTTGAGCTTCTTGGTAATCGCGGTAACAGCAATGCTGTCCACCTTGATATCGATCTCAGGCATAATTCCCACGCTTTCGCCGCCATACGAGCCAACCGTGTCGCCAGCACCTTCAAGGCCCCAGAGAGGATCGCCAACAATGGACCCGACTGCGTTTCCAGCCTGGAAGTCATCAGCGATGGTCCAACTGGCGTCTGTCACAGCCAGAACACTGGTACTAATGTTCGCTGCCGATCTTCCTGCCACGAGGCCGGTCGCAACACCAATAAGACCGTTTATAACGGTACTATCAGGGTCCTTCTGCGTCAGACGTCGAACGAATCGAGCATTCGTCAAAGAAGTGCCAGGGGTGAGAGTGATAAAATCCTTCTCATTAATCTGGGAAAACACCGTTTGATATGGGCTCACCGTACCCGCAAGCTTAAAGATAGCAACATCCGAGCCCGAAAGATCAGGATCCATACGAGTCACATAGTCAACATACTCCTGCGGAGTGGAGAGAATTGCACCATCCTGTGTGGAGATGTTTGACCAAGTGGTCGTACCGGCATTTCCGACTTTACCAGCCGCAGTACCCGAACCGCCAACAGACCCAGTAACATAGACGTGCTGGTCGGCAGTAGCAACACTAAAGTCCAGTGTGGTGGAAGAACCAGTTGGTGAGGCATAACCTTGGTTTAATGAATAAAAACTAGTTTCATCATTAGCGAAGGTAAGATCCACACCGCCAGTGATTGCCGATGCAACCACACCACCACCATAAACCGATGTTCCAGCAGTAGGATACATCAACTTGGTGGTATGGAACGTAAAGTCCATGAAGAAGATCAGGCCCGAAGGCAAGCTCATCGGCTGGACACTAACAAGGTCATTGGCGATCAAACCGCCAAAGACACGACGAACGATGGGAAACGCAACAGAAGCAAAGCCCTGCACATCCCCACCAGCCATGGACGAAGCCTCCTTGAGAAGCTGTGAAGCTTGGTTCTCAAGTAAGCGAGCCATGGTATTTTTCTTATAATCAGAACCTAAACCTTCCAAAAGGCCGGTCTTGTCCCACTTTTCAAGCAGGGCAGCACCTTCATTTTGGAGGGAACGCTCTTTAATACCCTCAGTAAGGGTTTCTAAAACAGACATTTATATTTCCTCCTTTAAATCTATTTCAATCCAGCTAATCTTTGCCAACGATCTAAGGCTGGTGCTTGACCGTCTGGTGTTGCTTCTCCCTTACGAGATAGCAACATTGCTGAAGAAGAGCGTTCAACGGCTTCGCTAAGTGATTCTGGATGGCGTTTGGTGCTGCCCACTGAGCTTTGAAGTGTTTCAAAAATTAATTTTGCTTCTTCCACAGATTTAGCCTCGGAAAGTTTTTCGACAACTTGTGACTTTTGTCGCTCATTCAAGGAGTTATTTTCCAAAACTCTAACCTTGTAGAGGAGTCTAGCGTTAACAACATTAGATTCCTCAAGGATCTCTTTCATCATTCCTACAGCCTCTGTTAGCTTTTGAATGCGTGTTTCTTTATTTTTAAGTTTCTTTGCAGTATCATCAATAGTCTTTTGAAGATCTTTGTTTTCATTCTGAAGGCCTGCAACTGCTTTATTGATAGCTTCAAAATCTTCTCTGTGTTCACTGCTTTGAAGCATCGCGAGCATTTGCTTCGCCTGGTGTTGCACAATCTTCTCTGGTGTTCCCGCCCAGCCACTCTTCGTGGGCTCAATATCTACAGTAAGGGACTCTTCTAAAGCGGCTTCCTCTAATTCAATATCTTCTTCTAAAGCTTTCTCGCCCTCAACGTCTTCAATTTCTTCTTTTTCCTCTTCTTCATCGCCCGTAAAAGCTTCAGGGCTCTTGCCATAGCCTTTATCACCACCTTCGCTGAGGCTTTCCAGTATCTTATCTAGATCTAGTTCAATAGTCTCTTCTCCAGTAGGCTCTGCGTCTACCTCTTCTTTCTCTTCTTCGTCGGGGCAAAAACATAACTCTCCACTCTCCTCGCCGGCAGTCGGAACATTGTCCACAAGAGCAGACTCACCTCCCTCCGCTGGAAGGTCCGGAGCGTAGAAATCCTCATCGTCCTGCTCTAACAATTGTTCAACTGCTTCTTTGATCTGACTTGAATATTTATCAATAACAGCAGCTTCGGCGCTCTTAAGAGCGGCCTCTCTTAGAGTCTCCGCTTCGACTATAGCCTGATTAAGTAAGGTGGACATATGAATACTCCTAAAACACGTCAATACTAATTAGTAAGTTTTAAGGTAAAAAAACCAAACCTGTTAATTAGATAGTTGATATCTACACACAATAGACATCATGTGCCATCAGTTGAACTAATACCAGAGCCCGTCAACACCCACATGCTGCCGCTCGCAATTGAAGTTAGTTCGGCCAGTACTTTGTATCCAGTATCTGAAGCGCCCTGGCCAAGTACACCCGCTACGTTAGAGATATAAACCTCTCTACACTTAAGATCAAAAGTAAAGCTACCAGTACCCGGCGCTATTGCCACAAAATGGTTCGCAGAATAAACATCATCCGCAGATCCTGCGGCTACTGCTCCAGGCAGGAAGTCTCCCGTAGGACCGTCTGCGAATTGTTTGTCAATTGGGGGCGCAAAAGTTACGAAAATGTTCGCTGCGCCTTCGGAGCCTGTGTTCATCACTGTAAAGGATTTTGTAACGCGTGGGAACCTTACACGTTGAACCGTGTCGCTTAGAATAGCTGAGCCACTTATCCACGGCCACCCAGATGCTTGATATGCCGGGGTATGCCAAATTCCTGGGGATCCGTATTTCTGTACCATTTTCTTCTCCGTTTCCTAGTAAATAGTTATTTTATCGCAAACTTCTCATTTCTTTCTTGTTCTGCCTTGCGGGCATTATTAATTTTTTGTTTTCGCTGTCTTCGTCTCTTTACAGAAGGCTTTTCATAGGAGCGCTTACTTAAATACTTCTCTATAACCTTTTCTTTCTTAACCTTCTTCACAAACTTTTTAATCAACCTGTTTACATCGCCTCTGACTTCGCCCAGAGTAACCTCAACGTTTACTGTTCTACTCATTGTTCATCCTTTTAACGCATTCCATTTACCGCCCGCGAGACCCACGATCCCTGAGATATCCACCCCGGCATCGGTAGGAGCCATCCCGGCCAGCGCCTTTCCCCCACCAGACTCTGCGATGGGTTGAGTGTTCTCAAATAAGCTTACACCATTTCCAATTGGCCCCACCGACTCATTAAGACGCCGAATTCTCTCTTGCCTTTGTTTCTCATACTCAACTTCACGGT